GTGCGTTCATTATAGCGCCATCAGCAACCGTACGTTCTAAACTAGTTATTTTTTGATTTAATTCACGAATTTGAACACACATATCACGAGTATAGTTATCAGTATCAGTTAATCTAGTCATTAACTTAAAGTTATCAGCAACAGGAATAATTCGCTCGCCTTTGTGAATTTGAGCCATCATGTCATTAGGAACATAATTTGTACCTGTTGCAAACCCTGGAGTAGTTAGGGGCTTACCACCTAAGTTTAGGTAAGTTTCTAATAAACTGGCAGTAGTTTTGCTACTAGTACTAATTACTTCTAAATAAGTATTAGATGTTTCTAAAACTGTTAACTGTCTTTCAGCATCTGTTAATTGATTTTCTAAGCTAGTGCCAACAGTTGCAATAATACCCATAACACTATTAAAGTCTACAGTATATTGGCTTCCGCTAGCATATAAGCTTCTAGATAAACTTAACCACTTATCTGTTGCTGAAGTTAGCTTACTGATAGCAGTGCTACGAGCTTCCACTTCTTCAGGAGTATTAGCAGATTTACTAATAGTTGAAGTTAACGCATCTACTTCAGTTTTAGCTAGAGTATATTGTTGTGTTGCTGTTAGTGTAGAATTTGCTCCAGATTGCATTGCTGTTTTGTAGTCGCTTAAACTTGTAATCTGAGATTTAATAGTTTTTGTTGTATTTTGTAAACTTGTTTGTAGTGCTTTTGTTGCCGCAACTTGATCTTCTTTTAACCAAATTTCACGTTGCAATTCACGATTGCCTTCAAACAAACCTTCGAGTTCCATTTCGCGTAAAGCTTCTTTGGTTGCACTAACTTGAGCTAATTTTTTATCTAAAGTTTTACGCTGTTCGGCTTCTTTAACAGCGGCTGCTGTTACTGCAATAAAACCTTCTTGAACATTCATTAAAGCTTGATAATTATCTCTGCCAGATTTAGTGCTAAGATCTAGTCCTTGTACCAGTAGTTTAAACTCATCGCGAGTATCTGTACTAGCAAAGCCTAAACGGGCCATCTCTGTTGTAACTGCTTTTTGTATAGGAGCTAGTTGCTCTGCTTCCGTTAAAAAGTTTTCTCTGAAGTTTTGTGCTTGTTCTAAAAATTTATCTAATCCACCGGCTGATTCAGCTAATGCTTCGGTTATATCTTTGGAGGTTTGTCCGATTGTTTCAGACCACTTACCTGTAGTAATACCAAAGAATGTAGTAACGCCGCTTATAGTTTCTGTGTAGTCTTTGCTTACATCAAAAGCTACACCCATATTTTTCAAAGCTTGATCAATTTTTATATTGGTGTCAACTACTCTGATAACAGTTTCCAGCATACCTTCGCCGAAATTAGCGTACTTTTCAAAACTAGTGAATATAACCAAACTAGCGTCGTCTAATACTGAACCAATTACTGCGCTTAGTTCTTTTGTGAAGTCTTCACCAGTTAAACCACGTAAACTTGCCATTTCATCAACTGAAATTGACTTGAGTGCTGATGTAACTGCATCGGAAGCTACTCCTGCTGTTTCTGCTGTACTATATAATAAATCAGCCGCATAGTTAAAAGTATTTGTTAAGGCTTCGAACGATTTAGGATCAAGGTTATATAAGTCCTTAAAGTCCGTAGCTACATTAGTACGAGTGCTGCCGCCAATACCAAAGAAACCACTTTTCTTAACAGTAGTGCTTACTGTTTCAAAAGTATTTATTGTGCCGCGAACACCCTTAGCCAAATCATAAAAAGTACCTTTTAGCTGTAGACCGCTATCAATAATAGACTTACTAGTACTACTGCTAAATAAACCACCAATACCAAAAAGTCCACCGCCGGTATTTTCGCCCTCAGCTATGCCGCTTAAGCTACCTGCACGTAATCCTTTTACTCCAAATAAACCTTTTGCAGCACTATTTAATGCTTCATTTAGATTCTCTAATGCATTTAACATCTTGTTATCATAAGCTAAACCATCTATGGAATTATTCTTAATAACTTCCAGTGAATTAACAATTGATTCTGATTTAGCATCTGTATCACCAAATACGCCACGACGAACTTGAACCTTAGCACCTTCGCTGTTATAACCCATGGCAGTACCTTGAGTTTCTTGGCGTTGTTCGGAAGTGGGTACAAAAGCTGCTTTACTACTTCCACCACCAACCATACTTAATAAACTAGCTACTAAAGCCGCACCTATTGCGTAACCAATAGGACCCATACTGGCAAAAGAGCTTAAAATAGCTGGTACATCTGCAGCAACTTTTGCAGGAGCAGTAGCTACTTTAGAACCAACAATTGCACCATCTGCAGCTATTGTGGCACCTACCTCAGCAGTAAGCCAACCCATTTTTAATGCAAAACTTTTAGCTTCCATAAATAATGTGGCTATATGCATTGCTTTTTCTGTTGCAGCTAAAAGTTTATATGCAACGGTCTTTTCTTTAAATAATTTTTTAGTTGAGCTAACCATTTGTATGTTGCGGGCGGTTTCTCGTTTTGAATTATCTTCATCTAATTTATCTAAGTCTTTTTGTGCCTGAAACTTATCTTTGTCATCGATTGCGTTATCAACTTTTTGTTGTGCTTTTGATCTAGCTTCACCATATTTTTCAGCTTCAACTGCAGCTTGTGCAAATCCATTAACAAGACCTGCTAAACCTTCTCCGGCTTTAGCCATAGATTCACCAAATAAAGCAAAAGTACTATTTAAGCTTTCACTTATATTTTTTGCAGAATCTAAGTATTCATTTTGAGCAGCTAACTTTTGATTTTGTTGGTCAATTATTATTGCTAAAGCGGCTGCTTTAGTTATCTGCTTGTCTTGGGCTAAAGCAGCTGCGTCAATAACATTTTGACGAGTTGCATAGCTGGTATTTAATCTGGTTTCTTCTTGGTTTTGGTATGCGAGTCCTGCGGTTTTGTCTTTATCTATTTGTGCAAGTTTATTTCTAACTATTAATGCTTCATCAAGTAAAAATTTTGATCTTTGGTCATATTCAAGTTTAGCTAAAGCAAAATCTTCTTCAGTTGATGCTGTACTTGTTGCAAGTGTTAATGCATCTCTAGCTGCAATTTGTTGATCAGATATTAATTTTAGTTTTTCTTGTTCTGCACTATTTTCTCTAGTAGAAAAGCTATTTATAAAAGCTTTTTTGGCAGCAATTTCACCCAATTGTTTATCTTGCTCTATTTGTAACTCTGTAGTTTTTTGTTCTTTATCGTTTTTAATGGACAGTAAGTCAATATCGTACTGTCTACTAATTCTAGTACGTTCTGTAATAACGTCTAAAGCAACTAAACTACTTAGTTCTTGTTCTCTTGCCGTTTTAGCTATGGCTGTATCAGATTGTTTTTTATCAGCATCATCTTTTGAAGCTTGTGCTGCTTTATCAATAGACTCAAGTCTTTGTTTGTAGATTGCATCAATAACACGTAATTGATCTGCTTCGGCTTTAAGGGACTTTTCTCTTTCACTAGCAGCTTTTATATCAACTAAACTTGTTTTATCCTGTGATAATTGAGTTTCTAGATTCTCTTTAAACGCCTTTGGTTGCTTATTAAAATCAGATTTCGCCATTACAGATTGACTAGCCGCAATCCTACCTTCAAGATCCATCTCTTTAGCTTTTTGCTTATTTGCTTCCAATGAATTCTCTAAACTGATTCGTTCTTTTACAGTTTGTTCGGTAGTTTTACCAACTAATTGGTCTAGTATATCTCTACGCTTTAAAGCTAGCTCATTAACTTGTACTTCATAGTTTTTCTGAATTATGGATAGTCTTACCGATTCTTGCTTTGTTTTTAATTCTTTATCTATGTCTATGGATTTATCCGCAGCACCCAATGCAACAAGTTGTGCTTGGCTTGCTCTAATAGCATCTAAAAACGGTTGCAGTGCTTGTCTTTGTCCCGCTTCCATTGCGGTATACTCGGCCTGTGCTTGTTGTCCTGGCTGTTTTGCAGTTAAAACTCTTTTTTCTGCAAGTATAGGTCTCATTTCACTGCTATAACCACCCTCTAAGTAGGCGGTAGCTTCGGCTCTGCTCTTCTCAGCAGCAGCTCCTGGTAAACCAGCCTGTGATGCAAGAGTTTTTTGTGCTTCAGATTTTTTATCTTCTACTAACTTTTCCTTGTTACTATTAATTAATAAGAAATTACTTTTAATTAAATCAGCAGTAATCAGTATCAAGTTTCTTTTGATAGCTAAATCTTCTTTGGCAACCGAAGCTTGTTCGTTAATAGCAGCTTGTCCTGTGAATAAGCTACTATAAGCTTTACGTATTGTTAATCCTGCTTGAGCATTTGCTGCATTCATTTCTGCAGCAAAGATTTTGCCAGCAGTCTTAAAAGCTTCAACATTTACTGAGTTATAGATTTTGGAAGCTATTTCAGCCCCTGTGCTACGTAACTTAAGTAGTTTATCGTCCGCTTCTTTAATTTGTGCATCAATTCTTTGTTTGGCAGTATCCATTGCAGAACCAGCTATAGTTGCTTCTGGCAATTCTTTTTTCTTTTTATCAAGAGCTTCTGCTTCTGCTTCTAGTTTCTTTATTTCTTTACTAATATCAACTATTTCTGCTTTACTGGCTTGTAAAGCTGCAAAAGATTCTGGGCCTAATAAAGCCATCTTTTTTGGTTCTGATAATAATTTTGTTAAACTAGCAAATGCTTCTTCTGGGCTTTTTAAACTATCTGTTAATGTTGCACTAATTGATAGTAATTTATTAGCAAAACTTTCTAGTGGACTAGTATTTGATAAAGAGCGTGCTAGTTCTTGGTAGGCAATTGTGGTGTCTTTAAAAGCATTATCAACATCAGCAGCTGCTTGTGCACCTGCCTTTTGTTTGTTAGCTACTTCTTCTGATACTAAAGCTACTGCTTTTCCTGCAGCAATTGCTTCTTTTTCACCCATGGTTTTAAACTTGAACTCTATGTTTTGAGCAGTCATTCCACCACTAATGTTTAAAACTTTCTTAATTTTTTCTTCGTATTCTTTGCGAAGGGGTCCATAAGGAACTAATTTAATACTTTCCTCAATACCTTCAGATAGTTTTTTAGCTGCAGCCTGTTTATCGCTTTTAGCAAAAGGCGTAACTGCAAATACTCCGTTCCAAAACCCGTCCCACATACCTCGTTTTGATGCTACCAAGTCGAAATCTTTTGCTACGTTAGTAATAGCAGTTGAAAGTTCTTTTAGTGCAGTTGCACGAGAAGTAACCACAGCTAAAGGAAGTGCGGCATCCCAATCTTGTTTTATAAAGTATGCAGCATTATCTCCAGCAGTTTGAATTGCTTTGCTTAAACTATCCAAAGACCCATTAAATTTAGCCGCTTGCTCACTGTTTTTACTAAAAACAGCATTTAGGGCAGTACCTACAGCAACTGCTATTTGCAGTGCCATCATGTAAGGGCCAAGAGAACCTAATAAAGCGCTTAGTCTACCTGTTACAGCTGCGGCACCTGCACCGATTGCTGTAAAAGGTGCTGACCACATTGATTTACCTTGTGCGGCAAATTCAGCTTTTAATTCTGTATAGGCTGCTCTAACACCAACTAAACTGCCGGTTACACCAGCATTACTAATTATACGTGTACGATTTGCGGCAGCTTCAGCTTGTGCAGCATTAGCTTGTGCAACACCTACAGCCCCAAAACGTTTTGGGTCTTTTTCTAGTTCTTCTCTGTGAATCTTTTTCTTCGCTTCCAGTGCTTCTTCGGCAACTTGACTGGCCTTGGATACTTGTACTGCTTGTGTAATCGCGTCTTTTTCTTCTAGTAATATTGCTACTTGGGCTTTTCCAGCTTTAGTACGCTTATCAATAGATTTTACTTGTTGATCAATTACTGCTGCTTGTGCTTCTGCGGCAGCATACATTTCTTTTGTACGTTCCTGTGCCGGGGCATCTAATAAACCCATTGCAGCGCTACCAGCTTTTTGCTGGCTTTTTGCTTGAATCTCAGCAACTTTTTTGGCAGCTGCATCTGTTTTTTCGATTTGCAAATCGGCTTCTTGCTCAATCATCTGCTCGATAGCTTTCATTTGCTTTGCACGAGCAACTACTGCATCACCTGCTTTTTGCTTTGCAAAAGCCGCGGCAGATACTTCTGCATCTTGCAATCCTTGACGAAATTGCCCAATAGCTGGTATAGCCTGTTTTACTAACATAGTAGCTAGACTGGCGACTACTGCAAATAGTGCGGTAGGGCTACTAGATAGTACATTTAAGAAAGGCACTAAAGCTTTATTTACTACTTCTAAGATATTCTGACCAAGATCTTTGACGGAGGCCAGCAACTTATCGTAAGGATTAGTTTCTAGTTTAATATCTCCGAATTTCTTCTGTCCTTGTTCCAGTACGGCATTAGCAAATGCTTGGCGGCGTTCAAAGTCAGTTAGTGCAGTTGCACTCTTACCTACACTAGTAGCGTATTTAGCAACGACGTCATCAATTTTAACAAAGATACCTAATTCGTCTAATAGCTCAGGCTCTAGCTTTGTGATACCGCGAGTTAAACGACTAACTGCATCCTGCATATCGATACCAAGAGCCTGTGACGCACCTTTAGCTACTTTACCAATCTTTTCAATAGCACTGGAGTCGATACCAGATGAAATAATTTTAGTAGTAGCTTGTGCTGCCTCACGTAAGCTAAGTGCTCCGTCTGTGGCTGTAACTAAATTTTTGGATAGCGTTCCGATAGCAACACCACTTATTGCGCCAAGCTGATCCATACCGCGAACCATATTCGTAGTATCCATTGCAGTTTTTAGCGCACTAAAAGCTGCGCTAACTGCAAAAAGGTTAGCAGCATAAGTTGCATATAGTCGAACTAGTCCACCTAACCCACGACTTTGGTCTGCAAAATCTCTGGCCGAAGCTCCGCTAGCCCCTGTTAAAGAACGGGCTTTGCCGTATTCTTGACCGGTCATTTCAGGCTGCTTTTTAGCGGCAGCCATCTGAAGTGATTTACTGGCTTTTAAACTGTTATTTAACTTATCGCTGCTTGAGGCAGCTTTAGCTAATTGTTCGTGTACGCCACTTGCTTCTTTTTCAACCTTAGGTAGCGTTCCATCACTGCTTACCTGTACGCCTATTTTTATGTTTTCAAGCATGCTTTCTCCTGGCTTACTTTTTATCTGTTAAATCTAAAACATAGACTTAAATGTTCACTCATTATAGCACTAATCCAAAAAATTGTCAAACCAAAAAATTTTACGCAATAAAAAAGCCCTCGACCGTTAGGAGGAGGGCTTTTCAGATTGCTTTTTTGCTTTTTCGTTTATCAAACGTTTTCTAACGTTATCTATTCCACGAATATACATCAAGTAAACTAAGTAGTCTTCTTTATCAATTTTATAAAGATCAAACAGTGTAAAAACAATTGTAGTGTTTTTACCTTGGTAAGTTCCACTCATACCATCCCAGATATCACTTAGTAAATAATATATATTAAATACTTCTTGAATTTCAAAAGGAAAATCAGAAAGTTCAACTGGTATTTCTGATTCTATGGGTTCGCTTCCAAAGGCATCACATAATTCCAAATACTGATCCTTGGTCATACCAGCATCAGCGTTTTGGAAATAATTGTCAATTTTTGTTAAAATTAACTCTGTTTGTTCGTCGAAAAGTTTCCCAGGTCTGTGACCTGTTCGCTTACAAAACTATCAAAATTAGTACTGGCTTTCATTAAAGCTAGTGCATCTTCTTTTGAGAATTCTAATTCTGATTCTGGATCAGCATCGGAAATATCAACAGGTGCAAGTTGTTCGAGATATTTTAGCTTTAAGCCTGTCCAACCCTTGATAGAGCTTTCAGCATAAAGTTGTAAAAATAAATCGTCATTTAATTCTTCAACTGGTTGACGGTTTTTAAAACTGGTTTTTGTAGCTTTTTTACGAATCTGTTGTAGTGTTTCGCGTGACAAAAAGCTTAGTGTAACTTCAAAGCCTGGCATACCTGGATATTCCATTGTATTTGTTTTGCTAGGTACCAGCATTGATTTAAGAGAGAGCTGTGACATTAGTGTCCTTGTTATAATAATTTACTTAAGTTAAAAAGAGGTGCCGGTGATCTTGCCGGCACCTGTAAAACTGCTATTGATTAATAGCTAGTATCTGCTACAAAGTAACGAATCTCGATTTCGTTATTTGAACCGATATCAAATGCACCACCGGCAGAACCTTGCGCAGTGAATCCAATTGTTGTAGAGATGATCTGTTCTGTGGCAATCGTAGGAATTTGCAACACAACTGCTGGCATTACTAGGTCAACGCGGGTTAGTGCGCTTGCTGTACCACCGATGCTCATCTTTAGGTTATAGGCTGGGTTAACATCGCTAACACTTGCAGTAATAAGTGCATTGTATAGTGCTGTTGCACTTAATGTACCTGTACGTAAGTATGCGTTTACAGAACCTGTTACACTACGAGTACCAGTAAAGTATGTAATTGGTTGGTTAACAACCCCTAAATTACTTGGTGTTAGGTATGTAACATTGTTGGCAATCGTTACGCTACCACCAGTTAAGGCAATATCGTATGGGCCAGTTGTAGCTCCATTAATGTCTTTGTATAAAGTAACAGTGCTTAGCTTGTTAGCTAGGTAAGCTGCTTTTGTATCTTTCAATACTGCTTCACCGATAAAAGGACTATCGCTAGCTGATGTAGCAACTGTTTTCTTTAGACCGCTGTTGTCTGCTAAACTAGTTTTACCGAATTGACGAATGGCGCTGGCTTTTCCGGCCCATTGAATCATGGCGATAGTATCTAGACCGAAGTCCATAGTTGCAGAATCCATAACACAGTTGTCAATAACAAATGTGGCGTCATCTAAACAGATAATTAAACCAAATGGTAATAGTTGATTTTTGTTTGACTGTGCTAATGTGGCTACAGCGTATGTAGTTGTACTAGCATTTGAAGCGCTGTCTGTCCAGGCTGTTGTGCCTGTAGCATTATAGCTACCAGCTAAAGCAACTTGACCAAACATAGCGTTCCACAAGTGTCTTTCTTCTGCGGTAACTTGGTGAGTACCTTCTGCACTTTGAGCGTCTCGTGGACGAATATATGTGCTAAAAGAGAAGTCAACTGGCTCTAAAGCTGTGTTGAAGTTACGCTGTCCACGATTAGGTGTTCCACCAGCTTCGTTTAACGTAATTGTTTCTGTTGTTGTGTTCTGAGTAAAACTTAGACCATCCAATACTTGAATTTCAAAGGTGTCTGAAGTAGTCATGTCAAGGCCGGCTCCGGCTCCTGTAGAAACTACCCCAAAAGAATCAACTTTTGTAGTAAAGAATACTCTGGCGTTACGAATTAAATTAAATGCCATTTCATTTCCTTTTTGTTAATGCTTTAGTACATAAACTAGACATTTATCTGTTGTTAGTACCTTCTGCATGGTTGCTTACGTTACCTGATAGCGGATCTGTAAGTTAATTTCACCGATTGCATAAGGGGCCAATAGCCCTTCGTCGGTTGTTATACTTTGAACCAAAATTTCTGTTGTTTCAAAAAAACTATTGCCCTGACTTGTATCAGGACTGTATTGTAGTTGACGATTTGCATCTATGCAAGTTTCTATGTCTGAGAGCAAGTTTTCCAGCTGTTGCTGCGAATCTTCACCCTTGCAGTAAACTTTCACACATACTCCCAACATTCCCCAAGCAAAGTTTCCGGAATGATACTCACGTTGTTCCATTCCAGGAGATATATAAACTGAGGGGAAATCATTAACTTCATCCCAAAATTTTAGTTTTGCATAGGCATTATTGAACAAGTTAGTAGTATATACGCCTTGTCCATTTATTGTGTTTAATTTTGCAGCTATTGCTGTTGTTATTGATGTTCTACGACTCATACTAGTACGGCCCTTAATCTGTTAGTTACTTGCTGTGCAGCAATTTCTCTGATTGATGCTGATATTAGCAATTTAGGGTCTCGGGACTTTGGTAACTCTTGGCGACCACCCTGACTAAAGGTTGCGTACGGGCTTTTCATATAAGTATAAAAAGCGGTAATCATACCTTGTCTGCTCTGAGATAAAGAATCTACTTTAGCAGATCCAGCTAATCTACCTGTACGATAATTGAGAATATCTCTGCGATTACCGTTACCCATATTAGCACTTATTACATCTTGTAACTGTTGATTAAGTATTAGCAATAACTTTGCTAAACTCACCGTGCTTGTTAACTTTTGTTCTTTTACAGCAGCTGGTCTAGGTAATTTTTCTTTAATTGCCGTACTGGCAGGTAACTTATTATTAGTACCAATAATTAAAGATTTACCTTTAGGACCTTTTTGGGGTGCATGCGGTTTTAACTTGACTTTACCAGTTTTTATTAAACTAACTACAGCTTGACCTATATCTTGTAATATAGTATTTGAGCCACTTACGCCCAAGTATTTTTGTACTAACTTCTTATCCGCTAACAGTATTGCTAGATTCTCTTGGAACTTCTGAAAGATCTTTAGTTCCCTAGCCCCAAAGTCTTTTTGGTTAACTTCAGATCTTTGGATGGTTACAGCAACAAATACAGTACCAAATAGTTTTTCTACACCTTTAAATACTTCAGGAGTACTATTTCTAAAGGAATAATTAAAATCAGCTTGAATACTCATTATCTCGTCAAGCATATCTGTTGCAAGAGTTGTGGCTTTAGTGTACCCTCTAACTTCCAGTATATCTGCAATCCGGCCTATCTTTTCTGCTAACGGAGATACAAAATATTCCGAAGCATTACTAGGTATATGTCCTATATCTAGTAAACTGATCTCTTGCTTAACTGTCCAGTCTTCCTCGGCTTCTCCGGGATAGTCTGGTTTTCTTATCTTTTTAATACCAAAAGCAGTATCTACTAGTTTTGGATCTCTAACTACATCTCGTATGAATTTTTGTATTGCGTCATAGGACATTGCTAATAATAGCTGTGTGTCTTTCCCGCCATCTATATATACTAAATAAGGTGTGGAGCCCAGGAAGTGTTCTGGAGGTATAAGCGATATTGAAGAATATTTTCTAGTCGCTTTAGCTGCCACAACTTCAATGAATGTTTTATGTAACTGATCAAAATTAACTAGTAGATTTTCTTTATTATTAACTAGCAAACTAGTATAAGAAATATCAAGTACATGGGGTCTCTTATCTAAATCTAATTTGCGAGTATCAAATAATAGTTGTGTTCTTACTTCTTTATCTAAAGTATTTAATAGATCTTTAAGAGTTGTACTTCCGGTAGCCATTACGTATAGTCTGCCTTATAAAAGTCTAAAATACGTTTAATATGTGCTGGTAAACTAGTTGTAGAAATATATTCAATTTGCACTGTGTTTGTACCAGGCGACTTAGAACTATGAATAGCGCTATCTTGTCTGCGATAGTAAGTTATTAAGTCCAAAACTGCTGCTTCTAAGTCTGCGGGTACATCGTTATAGCCTGCCGTATAAATAACTTTATAACCTCTGATTAACTTAGGAAAGTATCCTGAGCTATCCAAACTTAAGACGGTATCCCCATCCTGTACCCAGTCTTTATATTGAACTAAGTCAGTCCAAGTTTGGCCATAGTTAGTACTTAACTGAACATTACTAATTGCTACGATTGGTGTTTCTTTAAGAATGAACTTATTTACATCGCCGTTAAATACCTCAGTATTTGGGCTCGACCAGTAGTCGACAAATGTTCTATTGCAGTATGTTTTAATTAATTCAGAAATCTTAGGAATAATGAAATCAATTACAGCATCTTCATTAGTACTCTTAATTCCAGCATAGGTCTTATAGTCTGCTTTTGTTGTAAGATTTAATCCCATATTTACCTTTCTTGTCTTTTAAAAGGACTTAAAAAATCCTTTTAAAAGACAAGGAACCGAAGTTCCTTGTCAGCTTAATTAAGCTACGTAACGTAGAGCTGAAACACCAGCACCTAAATTAGTTGTAACTTGTGTCATACCAGTACGTAGGCTAGCTACCATAACACGACGTTGTGTTTCCACTAAGTCTTGAGTGTCAATACGTAGACCACGCTGATTACCGACTAGGAAGTTACCTGGGTTTAAGCAGATAGCGCCAACTGCGTCAGCAGCTTTGTCAGCAAATTCAGCACTTACGATAACTGGAGTGTTACCGATTGCACCAATTTGACCTGTTAGTAAAGTGGCTTGAGTTCCAACTTTATCAACTGTTAGGAAACTTGCGTCTTCTAATAGATCATAATAGTTTTCTGTGCTTACGATGTAAACTAGTTCGCTTGGATCAAGACCCCATGCACCTAGATCACGACGTAGAAGCTGTAACTTGGCAACAGTCATCTTAGCAGCATCAGAAATATCTAGAGTAACGGCGCTTACTGCGTCGTATGCTGATAGACCTTTAACTGGGTCAGAACCTGTACCTGCACCACGTAACATAGCACGGTCAACAGCGCGAGCAACACGACGAATCATGGCATCACGGATAACAGGCATAATTGCTAGTAAAGCATCTTCTTCTTCTTCGTACGCAACGTATTCGTTGGTAGCTACTTTGTATGCATTTAGAGTAATCTCTTTTAGTGCATGAGTAGCTTCAGCACCCGCGCTAGCAGCAGTACCGAAGGCTGTGTTAGCCATCCAAGTAGCAACACCGGCTTCTGGGTTAACTGGAATAGTCATTACGTTAGTATTCATTGCAATACCGCGTAGGTTAGGTGCAACAACTAAACGACGACGTACTTCATTTTCCATGGCCATAGAAACTTCTAGTTCCCAGGTAGCGCTTGGAACGTGAGCACCATACTTTTGTACCATATCACGACCGAATTTAGAACCTTCTAGTCCTTTACCGATCATTTTAGCTAATAGTACAGCTTTTTCTTTTTCACCGTAAGACATTTCGCCAGACTTACCGTCTTGGAATTGCATACGTGATTTTGTGATTGCTTCTAGTTCAGCAGCTTTCTCTTTAAGAGCGCTTTCTAGACCAGCAACAACACTTTTAGTTTCATCAGCCTGAGCAGCGAAACGC